CACGTCATCTAACGTGGCTGTAACATTCCCATCGAGCAGATTCTCAACTACCCCAATCATTAACGTATCTCAATCATCGCTTCCGGGTGGTTCTGGTATTCTTGTTCCAAAGTTTACATCTGCAAGCTCAACCGGTTTCACGCTGTACGCATATACTGGTAACGGTTCATCGTTGGGAAGTATGTCTGTAAACTTTAACTGGACTGCTACACAAATGACATCAGGTTCTGGAGCTGGATAATGAATTACCTTTTAACATGCCACACTGAAGGATGCGAAAATAGCGACATTGCTATTCCGCTATTCACTGATGCTGACGCTTTCATGTGCGGTGCGTGCGGTCAAATGATTACCGACGTTCAACCTGTGCTTTAAATATGGTAGGCTTGATTCCAATTGTTCCAAATGGAGGAGGGCAACTATGCCTAAGCACGAAGAACTGTTCAATATTCCAGCGTTCATCGCTGACCTATCAGACCTTAGCGTCTCGAGCCGTGAAGTAGCGACTCGTTGGGGAACCGGAAAGACTTTCATCAACAAGCACCGTCAAGCAATGGTGCAGGGAAGCAACGCCCCGGTAAGCGAAGGCAACGTTCCACTTTGGAATCCGATAACAAACGCGCGACCTACAATCGTGAAGTCAAGTATCCCAACGCCCGTGAAGAAGAACAGTTGGAAGACGGCAGTAATCTTTCCTGACCCTCAGATTGGTTACCGCCAGTTTGAGGATGGCAGTCTCGACCCGTTCCATGATGAGGCGGCTATGGATGTTGCTTTGCAGGTGCTTGCTTATGAGCAGGAGCAGAATGGTGTCGAACAGGTCGTTAACCTTGGTGACTTCCTTGACCTGCCATCGCAGGGTCGTTTCGCGCAGGAAGCTACGTTCGCTAACACTACTCAGTATGCGATTGACATGGGCCACTACTTCTTGGCGCAGCAGCGCGCTAATGCGCCCGAGGCTGAGATTGTTTTGATTGAGGGAAATCATGACCGTCGCTTGCAAAACTTCGTGGAGATGAATGCGCTCGCCGCGTTTGGCCTTAAGCGTGCCTCTAGCCCCGGCGATTTGCCCGTCATGTCGCTGCCTTTCCTGCTGCGCCTTGACGAGCTGAAGGTAACATACATTGACTCGTACCCAGCAGGTAAGCATTGGATTGCTGATAACCTACGCGCTATTCACGGAAACAAGGTGAGGTCTAATGGTTCAACGGCAGCAGCTTACACTAACGATATGCCGCACATCTCTACAGTTTTCGGTCACACGCACCGACTGGAGATACAGTCTAAAACAACATGGGACCGCGTGGGCAAGATTCGCAGCATGGCAATCTCGCCCGGCTGTCTTTGCCGCGTTGACGGCGCGGTTCCGTCTGTCCACGGAGCTATTGGTGTTGACGGTCGCCCTGCGGTCGAATACGAAAACTGGCAACAGGGTGTTGCAGTTATCAAATATAAAGATTCCGGCGAGTTCTTTGTAGATTTGGTGCAGATTGATGACGGTCGCACGGTCTATCAGGGCAAAGAGTTTAAAGCAAAAGTTTAGGGTTTAGAATCTGCTATCCTAGATATTCAACCCACTAATTTTTGGAGATAAATTGAACGACTCTGTTGACTTTGCTGGCGGCTACGCATGTCCCGTGGACCCGATGGATGCTTTCCAGTGCGACAGCTGCCAGTAGTATGGTAGACTAAATCTACGCCTCGCGGTGTATGCCGAAAGCCCTCGATTATTCGGGGGCTTTTGTGCGTGGTAAACTAGTAGCAACAGACTCCCCCAGCCCTCTTAGCAATGGTCAATACCGGGGGACCTTTTCTTTCTGGAGTAAGCATGTCTTGTCTACATTTCAACACTGATGCGCAACGCGAACAGCTTCAGGCTGCGCGCAACTCTGACGAACCCATTGCGCAATGGTTGTCGCCGGGCGCTACGGATTCTAAAATTGAACGTATCCGTCGCATGGCTAAGGATAAGAACCCGAAGATTCGGGAGAGCGCGGCGCTTGCTGTGCATATCACTGAAGACGTAGCCTTGATTTTGGCGGGTGATAAAAATGTGGATGTACGCATTTGTCTAGCCCGCAATGAAAACGCGCCAGAATCGATTCTGCGGGTGCTGAGCTATGACTCACAGCCCATTGTTCGCTGCTGGCTAGTAGTCAATCATAGTCTTCCCAAAGATGTTCGTGATATGCTTGCAGTTGATGTAAACAAAAAGGTGCGACACCTCGCATCTTTGTATAAAGAAAGTATTGGAGAGTAACATGGGCGATGCATGGGGCAAATACAAGAATGGTCAAATCCCCACTAGCGCAATGTACCCTATTGCTCCGGGCAAATACCTACGCCCGGATGCGGCACACGCATTCATTGCGGCTGTCGCTGAGGCAGACCGTCACGGCATCAAGCTGACAGCTCAAGAGGCTTACCGACCCCTCGGTATTCCAGCTGACCAGTATATTCGTGACGAGAAGAAGACTTCTACTCGTAGCTTCAACCAGTGGTATGCGTGGGGAATCTACCAGCGTGGAGGTCCCCTCGCAGCTTATCCGAGCGGCAGCGCCCACGGCTTCGGAGTCGCAGCCGATACTACACCCGGTCGGGAAAATGGGCAGCTCGTTGCCATCATGAAATCGCATGGATTTGTGTATGACATTCCTAGCGAAACTTGGCACGCACACTTCATCGGCATTCCCAAGCCCACCCCTGAACCTAGTGCAATTCAGAAGCGCACTTGGAAGGGCCTGCAAGGGTACTTGAAGCAGTACTGGGGTTACACTGGTGCTATTGACGGTCTTGCTGGCAAGGGAACTTGGACTGCCTGCCAGAAGTGGCTCGCCGCTCACTGGCTTTACAAGGGTGCTATTGATGGTGTTCCCGGACCGCAGACATATGCTGCTATGCAGCGTGCAGGTTGTAAGTTGCGCTAGAATAGTAGTATGAATAAAGCACTTATTGCCTCGTATGGTCGCACTCTTCTTGCGACTATTGTTACTGCCATCTTCGCAGTGAGCCAGACTGCCGGTAAACTCCCCTTTGAGTTCTCGGCTCAGGACTGGTATGCGATTGCTAATGCTGTCTGGGTAGCTGTTATCCCGGTAGCGCTTCGCTATCTCAACCCGAACGACGCAGCTTTTGGGATTACTAAAAGCGGCGAGTAAATAAAAGCCTTACTATCCAAGCGGCTTCGGCCCCAAGTTATAGAAAGGCATGGTGAATCCATCTACAAGTAAACCCCTCGGGAAGTTCCGGGGGGTTTATTTGTTAGTAAGATACTTTCTTGCCATCAGATATGTAGGCAAGTTTAAGCGAAGGGTCTAGTTCTTTTAAAATGGCTAGGTTGCTACGTTTCGAATCAACGAACTCGGTGACGTTATGACGACGCATGACTGCGAGCTTACGTTCCATTCCGGGCTTGCCACTGCCTGTGGTAAAGTAAACACCTTGGCAGCCGGGGAGATTATCCTTGACCCATGCGCGGGTTGCTCGTTGAACCGCAGGGTTCTCTCCTCGCGCGGTAATAATAATGAACTCTCCACTGGGTTTGTAGATAACTGGGGCCTTTTCTAGCATTCCGACGAGTGATGCTGTGCCGAATGCTTTGCCATAGTCTGTGCGTGCGAGTGTGCCGTCAAGGTCGTAAGCTGTGAGTGCCATACTTCTATTCTACCGGACCAAAGTATTCCAGAAGTGTTGGCATGTGTCGTTGTATCATTGCCCATGTGATTGCGTGCCTTGCCGAATCCATAGCATGTTGTTGTCCGGGCCAGTACAGATTGTGTTCTTTTAGTTTTCCATTATCGACGTGCGCTTTAAAATTGTTTGGCTGAAAATATAGCGGCGCTTGCATAAGCACAGACATAACATCGAGTGCGCCTTCAATCTTGAGCGGTGTAATGTCTGGGTTTGGTGTGCGCCCATCAAGCTTGAAGCTTTCTGAAACGATAACATCAAACGGCGCCACCTTTTCGTGCGGCATCATAAATCTGATGAAACCCTCGAGTCCTTGCTCGCATTGATGATGTGCGATATGTGTGAGTGGTGTGTTCGCGTCGAACTGCCAAATACTAATACCAGTGGTCTTGCCGGGGTCTAGTGCGAGTAGGGTTTTCATTTAGTGATTCTTTCGATTTCGCGTTGAATATACCAGAGTGCTTTTTGTAGGTCTTCGAGTTCTAAGGCTGGGTCTTTATATCCGGCGCGACAAATATACTTTATGGCATTTCCACGACAAAAGTTTAGGTCTTGCGTGATTTCGATTACGTCTACAGCGTAGCGCGTGTAGTGGCTTGGGTTGATTGGGTCGCTCATTCTTGCCCCCTAGCGCTGGCATCAAACTTGATAAGGTCAATAGCGTAGTCTCGACCTATCTGGTCATCTCCTACACGGATGCTTTCGAGCAATCCAATAATGCGTTCACGCTCCAGTTTACGCCCCCAGTTAACGGCACTAGCTACTTCTGGGCGAACATTAGGATTCTCGCTCCAGTCGCTCATAACTTCTCCTTCAAATCCTTGATGCTAATAATACGATTGTCATACAAGCAATGGTCTAGCTTGTTATTGTGCCATACTACCGTAAAGATATGACCGTCTTTAAATCCTTGCGCCCACACATTATCCACAACCTTACCCTCAACAGTAAGCCCAGCTTTCTGGCCCGTCTTATAGGTACGGTCATCATCTTGGAACTGCGAGTATCCAATCTTCACAGTCCAGCCAGCCTCAATTGCCTGCTTCTGCATCAGCATTGCTGAACGTGTGCGCTCCTCAATGGCGGCTTCACGCCCTTCAATCAGTAACTTCACGAGTCTCCTCTCCAAAGATTTCTTTCAACTGACGTAACACGGTAATACCACGAGGGTCATCATTCAACTCCAGCACATACGCGAGCGCGGCAGCCATCGAATCAACAGTCTGATTCATAACGACAGCATGGTCCTGTATCCACGGCAGCTTCTCACCAAGACACAGGATGCGACCAGGTGAGCCGATAACCGCATCTACAGGCTGGATGAGTATGTCAGTACCCAACTTTGCCTTAGCCTCTTTTAACAGCGTCAGCGTTGCTCCTGTTGGCTTATGCGGATACACTGGCAATGGTCGAATATCAGCCATCTTTATGCGCCCATCCATCACCCTTGAACTGAATAGCGGAAACCTGTGGCACACGCGCCATCTGCTTCTTGCATTCTGGGCATAGAATCTCTGGGTCTTCCATTACGCTATGCGATAGTGAACGGAATACGGAACAGTCTGCGCATCTATAAACATAGTGTGGCATTACTTCTCCTTTGGCTTAGGGGTTGGCTTAGGTTTCTCAACCTCCGGCTTAACCTCAACTTTGGGAGCCGGCTTGGGTGTGTACTTTCCACCCAGCAACTTATCAAAATCCATTACTTATTCACCTCCAACCATTTACCTGATTTATCTGAAACTTCCTTCAGTCTACCCTGTGAACAAAGCGCACCGATGGCCTCCTGTAGGTCACGCACACGCCATGCTTTGAAGCGACGGTTAACGAACTCAAGTTTAATCTTGTTGTCCTTAGCCTTAACGTATGCTTCAACCTCGTCACAGTTACGCTCGAAGTCTGATGCGCTAATCTTGTCAGCCACAATGAACAGGTTCTTAACCCATTCTTCTGCTGCTTGAATAGCCTGCAACACATGCTTCATCTCAGTCA